CTTACCGCATCTTGGGTAGTACCTCCATACATGGCTGTCAAGTCTCCAGCTAATTCAATTAGCTTAGCCGACTGTTTCGAGGCTTGGTCCTCCGTCAGCTTGCCGATATTGACCAGCATCGAACCCATTAAGTTCGAGTACTCCAAAGCTTCCTTCTTAGCGATCCCATATGAGGTATCAAGGTTGTTTGCCCATTCAGCAACGGTATCATAATTATCTTTAAATATCTGCCCGGTAGCTCCCAAAGCGTCCTCAAAATCGGCAGCCATTGAAAATGCCTTTGCGCCTACCCCAACTAATGCAACCGATAATATAGAGGCTCTTTTGCCTACACTAACAAATGAGTTGCCAATACTTGACAGCTTTTGAAGTGTCGTTTTCTCTAACTTATCAACAGAACCTATGGCCTTATCAATGTTATTTGTAAAGCCTTTTATGTCCGCTTCTATCGTTGCCTTGAAACTCATATTATCAGTTATTATTAGTTAGTCTTATTACTCGCTATCCCTGCTATCGCCTCTTGCTTATTTTTCAACGCTACCGCTTCGTTATACTCCTTCATCCGCTGTTCAAATATAGCCCTCATCTCATCTGATACCTTGCCTTTGCGCTTCTTTTTTCTTTCATTCCCTATCGGCATGAACTGCTCGATTGACTTCGGCATTTTATTTGGGTCTAAGTGACTACCTATCTGCGCACTGAATGCTATCAGCCTTGTATGCCTTAACCTCTCCTCTTCCATCCTCCTGAATGCATACGACTTAATTTTGAACTCACAGAACGGCATATCGTAAACCTCTTCAAGCCTTAGACCTAATTCGCCACATCCGAACGCCACTACATCCCGATCCCAGTCAAAATCTATATCTTCTTCGGGGTAGTGGCTTTCAGGTTTTTTTCTGGCTCCTCTTTTGGAACATTTATATTATTATGCTTAACATACAACTCCTGTATGTCCTCAACAATTTTGCTCTTCAACCCTCCGTCTTGTTCGTCAATCCAGTCAAAGCAATCAAATACATCAAAGCCTATATCTTCATTTGCAAAATATTTTGACCTTAATTTCTCACCTTGAATAAGTCCGAAAAAGATAAGGTTTGCAAGCAACTGAATGCTACCAGCACCCTCTTTTACCACCTTCTCAATCTCTCCGTTAACCCATGTTGAAAATTGGATAACTCTATCTTTGCCTTTAAAATTTATCGTTATTTTAAACATATACGTTTATTTTACTTATATTATTAGATTAAAAAATACAGGTTGTTTGGAATCTGAGTACAACTCTGCAAAACTCTTGTTCCCTTAAGGTGTTGCAAGCGGATCAGTGGCTGAAACATCGCCATTGATAGTGAGCGAACCTGAAAATGTTGCATCGCCCTCTCCAGGGTAAGTGTCATCCAGATTAGCTATAATAGCCTTGAAATACTGCGTTACACCTCTACCGTCAAGCCTGAAATTCTGCTCTTCCATTGATTCAATAGCAGTAATCAAATCATCATAAGAAACGCCATCAGCAGGCATGCCAACAGTCATTACTTCGCCATCGAAGTTAACTGTACGCGTAATCCTATCAACCTTTGATATTGTCTCACCCTGCGTGCAATAATTCACCTTTTGTATAACCTCCGACACCCTGCTCATAGATGTAGATGTTAAGCAAATTATTGGCTTATAAGCTGTCCCATCGTGGAACGATAAAATCCCTTCTGCTCCTTTTACGTTTGTATTTGCCATAATTTTAATTTTTAATGTTTATATTCTTGTTTATTAATCACCCATTTTTTATGAAACTTAAAATAAATATCTTTGAGAATGCAACCCTCGTGGCTGTTGTCTCGTTTGACGATCTTGATACATCTAACTGTACCTCGCTTATATCAGATAATTTGCTCTTTCCCCTGTCATCCCTTAATAGATTCAATACATCATTGCCTATGTCCTCCGACAGCTTCTTGCTTCCGGTATTGCCAAAAATGGTAACTACCTTGAGAGTCAATGAAATGTTAAATCGTGGATTGCAATAAGTCTGGACGGCATTATAAATCATCTGCTGGTCTTGCAAGATGATATATGTTTGCGCTCCACTTATAACAGGTAATGTAATATCCGGATTGACCACCTCATCAAATACAGGTACGTCAACTCCGTTAAACTTATAACCGCTTAACGCTTCTATTACCTTGCCTCTTACAAATGTTATCCTGTCCATGCCGTCACTTATCAACTGTTTTCTTATCCATCAACGCTTTTAAATCAGCCTTGAATTTTTCAACGTTCTTTAAAAAGTTGTTGTAAAGATAAGGTTTTCCTTGCAAAGTACCTAAACCGTTAACGAAAAATTGCATCGCAATATCTTTCACCCACTGCGGATATGGAGCTAATATTTCCCTTGCACTTAACCCCGTTCCAAACTCAATATATGCCGCCATATCATCACCTCCCTTGCCATCCTCTCTCTTCGCACCGTCAACAGCAACCTCGCCCGTCAAGCCTTTATTTTTGAATGAAGAAACAATGTTTATAAAGCGTGTATCAATCTCATAGCTTGCATCGAAATTTAATGCCCGCTTGGCTTCTATCTCCGTATCTTTTATAGCAAATTCAACCAGTTGAACCACATCGCGAAACAGTTTGGTCTTATACAGATTCAAATTCTTTGATAACGTATTTTTAACTGTAATCTTTGCCATAGCTGTATTATTATTAAAGAACTGCTTCTGTCATGTTGAATGTATAAAATCTTGACCGCCTGACAAAATCGACTTGTGGTGTTGAAAGGATAGAATATTTCTTGCCCCTCCACTCTATAAGGTTGTTTTCAAAAAACTCTCTTCTTGTCTTAACCCTATAGGTAGCTGGCAAATTTAACTGTGCCTGCTCGATATCCTTAGATGTCCTTAACTGCTCAATAGATGCCCATGTTTCAAATTCAACAACATCAACAGGGATACTTCCACCGTATCCGTCTGGTTGTGACCCTTGTGTTATTGCCTTTATTTTTTCCGTTAATCTCATTTGATTATTTATTTAAAACATCGGTTGCTTATTGAAATTATGATAAGTATCTAAATCTCGTTTGCCCTCCATGCTGTCAAACCTGATACCCACATTTCTAACGATTGCCTCTTTTAATGCTTCGTTGATTTCATCCTCTGTTCTGCCTGTCCTCGCAAGTGCTATCTCAAACTCAGCATCAATTAAGACGCCTAAATAGTCATCATGCGAGGTATCATTACTGTCAAGGCTTAGGGTTAGCTTTGCCTTTTCGAGTAGCTCGCTTTTTAGTGTTGCTTCCATTGTCAACTATTTTTTCAGTTTTAATCTCCTCTACATCATCCTTTGCCTGTTTCTGCTCAAGTGCAACTCCCATAGCGATAAGATATTTAGCCCTGTGATAATTAACCTTGACAATATCGCCTTGCTTACCTAATGTATGATTCTTTAGTAGTTTTATTTCCATATCCTTTTAATTTTTTAAAATCGGTAGGGTATATCTCAACCCTACCAATTAAATTACAAATACTGTCCTTATGGTGCCACCGCTGGCGTAGGTAGTGCTACCTTAACAAGCGAATTGTCGTTGTAAGTGAAGAAACCACTTCTAACCTCAGCCCTATATGTTACCATATTTTTGGTGAAGTTGTCAGCATGGCTCTCGCTCATATCCATCTGCAGCCCCTGTCTTGAAACAAATCTCGAATGATCTGCCGAAATAACGTAAGCCGTAGCAGGTGCTACACCTGTAGCTGGAACTGCCTGCAAGTTGTTAATGAACATCTGATTATTCGCAAATGTCAACGTCATGTTCGGGTAGTTATACTGACCGCTGCCGCTCGCCTTATTGAACGCAAGGAATTTCAGGTAATCCCAATTGTTGATCAATATGTGAGTAGGTGCCATATAATTGTCCCCAAGCTGTCCATATGCAGCTGCCAAAACAGATTCTAAACTATTCTCAAAAGCACCAACACCCGCCGGTAATGTGAAGTCTACCGCCTTACTTGCGATGTAGTCAAGGATCATCTTGTTTTCAGCAGCCAAAATACCGCTTGCACCGTAAATCAAGGCATAAGGTATTTCGGTAGCCATGAAGTCAACGTCTTCCAAAATCTCTTTAGGAACATGAGTGATCCCAGCGATCCAGTCAACAGAAACAACCTCTTTTTCCCAAGTAGGTGTAACCTCTGGTTTGTCCACATCAACACCCCCTACACCTGTGCCACGCTGCCAAATTGCAGCCGCGCCGGTCACCGCCCCCTGCTTCCAAATAGCAAGGTTTGAAGATGATGTTGAAATGTTCGGGAAAATGTTCCTTAAATATACAGGTGCGTATGGGCTTTTATACATAGGTAGTCTTTCGGTCGTGAGACTCGCATAGTCATTAGCTCCGAATGATGCTTCCGAAATCGCCTTTACAGTCAAATCTAAGGTTCCGCTTCTGTAATTTTTCAATGCATCTGCATTATCCCTGATTGTCTGCTCCAGCGACTTTTTGATAGCACCCATAGCGGTTACCTCTCCAGCAGGCACGGTTATCTGGCTCTGCTTCTTAACATCAGCCGAAAGTTTATTGATACTTTCGGTTAACTCTTTCTTCACCGCTTCGATATCTTCCGACTTCGTAGCTTTTTCAAGCTGAGTAGTTAATTCGGCTACCTTGTCGTTCAACTCCTTAACCGATTTTTCAGCTACACCTTTAGCCGCCTCTTCGGCTGTCTTCTTCACATTTTCTAAAGCCTCTTGTTTATCTTTTTCAAGTTGAGCTTTTTTTTCTTCTTCCGTCATAATTTTAATTTTTAAATAATTCGTAAATATTGTATATTAATTGCTCTCCTGACGGCTCATTTTTTTCGAGTGTGTCCTCACGGCTCGACTCTTTGAGTGTCAAAAATTGTTCTAAACTCTTTAATATATTGTCTGAAAATTGGCTGTCATACGCTTTCGTAATCGTTTGCCAAAATTTCGCTTGTGTCAACTCTGTTTCTGCTTGAATAGACTTAACCATATCAACCATTGATAACTGATTGGCTGGTTGCATCGTCAGAACGCTTACCTCGTCAAGTTTAAACTCAGTGATAATCCGGCTGTCCTGTTTATCCCTTTTCATCACCCAACCACCAATGGAAAAACCACATTCAAACCCATTTTCAAACATAAATTTTGCTTCTTGATATGTATCTTTCCCTAATTGGGTGTCCATGATGATTTTAGCTTCCATGTATAAGCCATATGGATCATAGGCGTCAAGCTTCAACGGGACGCCAACGAACTCGCTTGACTTATGATTCTTATAAACTTTCATCGACTTGTGGTTTTCAGAAACAGTCTTGACAAAACACCCTGCTCTCGATATATCACCCTGCAAATCCTCTATATTGTATACATTTGCGTAGCCTGACAATATTCCATCGCTTGCGCTCTTGAATATATCCGCTTTCTTTATTTTGTAATCTTTTTGTTCCATATCGTGTTACAATAATTTTTTAATTCCTTAATCGTGCATTATAATATGCTTCACTTACATACGTCACCGTACAACTACAATTAACTACATTGCGTGCGCTTAAATTTTCAGCGTGCGGGTAGTCGGCATACTCAACGCCGTACTCATCAACTATCTGAAATTGTTCACTCTCCGGGATAGCCACCCCATCAAGTGCCACATGGTGCGCTCTTGGGTCTTTTGCTCCTCTGTGCATCCATACCTTATACATCGTGAGCTCCCCGACTTCTTCCTTCCATGCCTCCGCCGCTTGCCGTTGTGATTCGTTAGCCATTTGTGCCACTTCCGTGCGTGCTATTCTCATCGCCCTTTGCCTGTCAAACATTTTCAGTTGGTCCACTATCTGATTAAACGGCACTCCTACATTGTTTCTTAAAACCTCCTGAACCGCTTCCTTCGTCGTGGTGTCAATAGCGACTATTTTCTGAGCCATACGTGTCTGAACGAATACCTCCATCCATACCCTCCATGTTGTGCTGAAAAAATCCGATACGCTCTTGCCTGTTTTAAGCCAGTTTAAGAGATTGTATTGACTGATGCCTACTGTTAACCCGTCCACTCCATAAAGGTCGCTAAAAATAGGCTCAAAACGTGAAATAAAAGAGCCTGTCTCTATTAATTCATCCCTCTGTCTCTGCAACTCCTTATAGATTTTTGCACGATACTTCCTCTCCAAACGAAACATTCGCCTGTCAAGTGCTGTTTGATACCGTGTGAAAAATCTACTGTTT